TTGACAAAGGCACTCATTGACCATAATGAAGCAGAGAGTATCTACTCTGATTTATTCATTAGGCCATCAATGACAATCACACAGATAACAAGCACAGGAGAAGTTACTGTTTCATCTCCTCACAACTTATTCCCGGGAGTTGGAGTTCATTTGACAAATATCAATGCTGCACTTTATGAAGGAGGTTTCTTTCCAAATACTGTTTTCTTTGCTGATGATAGAGTTTTTGTGGTTTCAGACATAATTTCAAGCACTCAATTTCAATTGCAAGGAGAGTTCAATGGAGATACAGTCACAGCAGGTACAATATATTGCGGTGTAATGGTTGATATCAATGATAGAACATACATCAATGTAATTGACTCCAATGAAATACAGCCAGAAGATGAGGTAACTTTCTACGGAGCGGATGGTTCTTCTCAAATAGATGGAGAATCAATCAATGGAATGACAGTATTTGGAAGGAATGTTCTCTCAAACAGGTGCTTTGAAGTAGTCAGAAAAACACCATTTTCGTATGATTTCGAGTATCAAGAAGTTGAAGCAACAAACTCTCAATCAATAACAGAAGGAGAGGTCAGGATAATAAAAGCATCAGAGGACAAAGATGCAGGAGCAAGGATTGGATTTCACGAAGTATCAACAAACGCAGCAAATGCAATCACTCTATTTGGAGAGACAACAGAAACACAAGTTTCAGAGGTTACATTTGAACAATTGACTTGGGAGTCATTGGTTTCAAACTATTGGAGAACTCTTGAGTCAATCATTCAATCTCCTCAAATGGTCAAGACTCTAATCAGGTTGTCAGCACTTGACATCAATCAAATTGACTTCACAACTCCGAAATACATTCAACATTTTGGTTGTAGTTTCTATTTGTCCTATGTTGACCAATTCAAAACAAATCAAGTTGACTCAACAGAAGTTGAACTTGTAAGACTACCGTAATAATGGCAGAGAAAAAAGTAATAGTTGATATTGACATCAAAGCAGATGACATTGCAAATGCAAATGCTGCAATGAAGAAAGCGCGTGAAGAAACTATTGAATACAATAGGCAACTCAATGAACTCAAGAAGCAGCAGAAGGAATTGAACGACTCCTACAAAAAAGGAACAGTTGATGCAAATTCCTACGCGAAACAGCAGACAGCTATCAAGTCAAGCATTCGAGATGTCAACAAAAATATGCGCGAAGCGAACAAGAGCATTCAAAACAACAAGACAGTTGTTGATGCTGCAAAGGGTTCAAACGAGCAATTGAGGGCAAGACTTGCACTTCTCACAAAACAATATAATTCTCTATCAAGAGAGGAGAGAGAGAACAGCAAAGCAGGGCAACAACTTCAAGCAACAATCAAGGGAATTTCAGACAAGCTAAAAACCAATGAAAAAGCAGTTGGAGACAACAGAAGGAACGTTGGAAACTATGAGGGCGCATTGAAAGGAGTTGCAGGTCAAATCAATGTGATGGGTGTTAATTTGGGAAACCTAAGTCAGCAACTCTCAACATACAAAGAAGGAATTGTTGCAGCAGGAGCAGCATCAAAAGCATCAGCAGCAGCAACAGGAGGACTCTCTGGAGCTTTGAAAATCTTGAAGTTTGCATTGATTTCAACAGGTATTGGAGCAATAGTCATTGCACTTGGTTCAATGGTTACTTTCTTAACTCAAACAAAGAGGGGTTCTGAATTATTGGCTCAAGCAGTTTCTGGAGTAGGAGCAGCAATTTCAGTTGTCACAGATAGAATTTCACAACTTGGAGAAGCAGCAGTTGCATTCTTCTCTGGAGACGTTGCAGGAGCAGCAGACATTGCAAAGGGAGCATTCTCTGGAGTTACTGATGAAATAATCAAAGAGACAAAAGCAGCAGCAGGACTTGAGAAACAGATGCAAAAGTTGAGAGACAAAGAGAGAGAGTTGACTGTTGATATCTCAAAAAGGAAAGCAGAAGTTGCAGAGCTACAATTGATTGCGGAAGATGAAACAAAGTCCTTTGAAGAGAGACAAGCTGCAATCTCAAAAGCAAACAAGATTCAATCTGCACAAATGCAAGAGCAACTTGACCTGCAAAGAGAACGAGTCAGAATAACAGAGGAACAGTTGGAGCTTGGAGAGAACCTTGAAGAGGATGAACAAAAACTTGCAGAGGAGAGAGCGAAACTTGGAGAGATTGAAGCAGCGAACTTGAAAAAGTTAAGGACTCTAAAAGCCAAAGAAAACAGCATTGCAAGACAAATTTCAACAGAAGCAACAAAGAGAGCAAACGAGCAGCGCAAACTGACAGAGGAACAAATCAAGGCAGAGGAGGAAGCAGAAGCGAAAAGAGCAGCAATAAGAGAAGCGTTCAGAAGAGAGCAACTCACAGAATTGGAGAGGAGAAAGGAAGACGCAATTGAGAAAGCTACGATACTGCGCGAAGCAGGAGAGGAAGAAAAAGTCATTGAGCAGTTTCTCTCTCAAGAGTTAATTGAGATACACAGAGAGGAACAAGACCAAATCCTTCAAGCTAAGTTGACAAGACTTGATGAGGATGCAGCAGCAGCAAAGGCAAAAATCAATTCAGAGATTGAGTCAGAAATTGCGAGAAAAGCGGCAATACTTCAAATTGAGTCAGAACTTGCAGCAGCAAAGCAACAGGAACTTGACCTTGAGATTCAAGGATATACTGCTTCAACTGAAGCAATGGGATTTGTTGACCAAGAAAGGAATGCAAAACTAATTGAGCAGAAACAGTTGGTTGATGCACAAGTTGTTGACTTGGACAATCAAAAAACAAATCTACTTGAAGAGAATGCAAGAAGATTAGCAGAGACACAACAAGCATCAAATCAACAATATGTTCAAGCAGCATCAGCAGGACTTGGAACAATTGGAAACATAGTTCAAAGACTTGCAGACCAATCAAAGGACAACATTAAGCAGATTGAAGCTCAAGGAAAGGCAGCAGGAAAGACTGACAAGGAGATTCAACAAATGACCAAGAAGGCAAAGAAGGAAGCTCACGACCTTCAGGTTGCTGCGGCTATTGTTCAAACTTTGCAAGGAGCAATCTCTGCTTATTCATCAGCATCAGCAACTCCAATTGTTGGTTCTGTTCTTGGCCCGGTAGCAGCAGCAGCAGCACTTGCATTTGGATTCGCAAACGTTGCTAAGATGAAAAAAGAGAAATTTTCAGAAGGAGGAGTTGCAAGAGGAGCATCTCACGAACAAGGAGGAATCCCTTTCACAGTTGCAGGTCAAGGAGGTTATGAAATGGAAGGAGATGAAATCATTCTCACAAAAGGAGTTTATCGTGACCCTATCTTGAGACAACAAGCATCAATTCTCAATCAACTTGGAGGAGGGAAATCACTTTCTCCATCAACTTATATGGCAGCAGGAGGAATTGCATCTCCAACATTTGCGGCAAGACAAGCATCAATGAACCAGAATGCAGTTCTTGAAGCTCAAATCAGTCAGCTTGGAGATAGGATTGAAAACATTCAACCAATTGTCAGAGTGAGTGACATAAACAGAGTAAATCAACAAACAGCGCAAGTACAACAATCAGCAGAGCTTTAAAAAATGGCAGCAACAAAATTATATACAGGACAAGCAGAGAGAGTTTCAATTACTCACAAGGACAGCGCAGGAGTTCCAATTCCTCATTCTAACTTGGAAGAGGTCAGATACATCTTGAGACACCAACTTGGAGATTCTTTGAAGAAATACAAGAAGAATGCTCCATCAGATTGGACAGGATTAACTCAAGAGCCAGACGCAGGAAAGTACACTCTTGAAATTGAAGAGAAGGACTCAAAGCAATGGCAGCCCGGAAAGGTTTATCTTGAATGGTTCATCAAGGTAACAGATGCAAGTTTCATTGATGGTTACAAACCAATGGGAGTTTTTCATCTTTGGAACATTGAAAAAACTAACTATTCAGAGGAATAAGAAATGGCAGATATTGAAGTTCAAGTTTCAGCAACTCCATCAATTGAAATCACTCACGAAAGGTTATCAATTGGAGGTTCTGTAAGGGTAAAGAACTCTGATGAGAGTTTTGACAATACATATAACCAAAATGACAGCCCGGTAACAATTCCAGATATTACGGTTACTCAAACTTATGGAAATACAGAGAGCGTTCCTGCAATGACAGATGTTACTTGTGATGCTGCTCAACCTGTAACCGAACAGATAAACGGCTCAACTATTGGAACAGTTACAAGCGGAAACACGAACAATCAACTCATTCAAGACTCTGCAACAAATCCAATTGGAACGGCTGCAAATCCTTCTGTTGTTTCTGACAGCCAAATGACCGTGCATTCAACTCCTGTTGATACTGTAAGAGCAGAACAGTCTTATGATTTCAGAGTCAAGGACAGCGCAGGAATAAACATTGGAACAAGCGCAAATCCAAGTATTGTTTCAGATTCTGCAATCAGCGTTAACTCAACATCATTAACGAACTTGAAGGCAGAACAAGCTCTTGATATTGAAGTTCTTCACGAAGATGGCTCAACTGCTTCTGTGACTGTTGTTGACTCTGACACAATTGAAGTTCCAAATGCTGCTGATTATGGAGATAGAATTGGAACGGTAATTTGCAGGAAATATGGGAAACCTGCATTTGAAGCGTTCGGAGTTATTCCATTCACAGATGAATCATTGACAGAAGATTTGATTTATTGTCAAAGGTCAGGAGACTCTGCAACATCTAATTTCAATTACACAGAAATCACAGATGGAACAATTGAAACTTGGTCAAATGATGGAGCAGGAACAGGAGATGTTGACATTGTAAGATTTTTAGGCCACTATCAATCAGGATTGATTGCATACAATAACACATCAGCACAACAGGCAAGGATTGTTTCTTCTGGAACTTTGAATGTAGATTCACAAGGGAATCCAACTCCAATTACAAGAGGTACTCAAGGTTATTATATTGGAGCAGTTGCAGGAGGTCAAGAAATCCCATTGCTAACTGCAACAGGAAGTGCAATATTTGTTGGCAAGAAAGCCAATTCAACAACCATCTCAAGAATGATGACTGTTGCAGGGAATCCATCAATAGGAATTGCAGACGCAACATCAAATCCAACAGATTTGAACACAGGAACACCATCAACATACGTTGGAGGAGTTGCACTTGCAGCAGAGCAAAGAGATGACCTTCAAGCAGAAATCAATGACACAGAAGCCATCACGTTTATTGAAAATGTAGGTTGGTCAAGCTCTGGAACGTGGAGAACATCTTCATCATTGGCGATATGGCAGAACTACCAATCAGGAAGTCAAATCCCTTTGGCAGTATTCAGCATCAATGACCTATCAGGACAAAGAGCAGAAATCTACACAGCATTACAATCTTACTTTAATTACTAAGCAATGAAAAAACTACGATTCAAAACAGGAGCTGAAGCCGTTTACCGTTCGGCAATAGCAGCAGAAGAAACAGGTTCTGAAATGGTATTTGGCAGCACACAACTACGTTGGACAGTTTCCAAAGATGAGAACGGCTACTTTGTAGAGATTCCGGGATATGATGAGAAACTATTGTCTGAAGAGGAAGTTCAGTCTTTGGAGTAATCTCTAATAGCTCTCCTCAAAACTTCGCTTGTTGAGTCTCCTGTTTCTTTGAGTTTCCTTTGGAATTTCTTCTCCGATTCTGGAGAGATACGAGTTGAAACAATGTTCAAATTTCTGACTTTGTTCTTGTCTTTGTCCTTCATTTGTGGCTCCACAATGATTGATTCATTGCAAATATAGTTGATTTCTAAACTAATTTTGAGATATGGAAAGACCTGTTCTTGTCATTGATAGAGACATTGCTCAATATGACGTATTTGCAGAGATGTTTGGAGATGCACAGCCTGTGTTCTCATCTGTGAATGTTTCGGATTTCTTAACAGAAAACAAAGAAGCAACAGAGATTGAGGTTGAAATCAGAACAGATGGAGGTTCAACATCAGAAGCACGAGTCATTTTCGATATGCTTCGAGACTCTGGAAAGAAGATTGTCACAAGAGGATTCAAAGTCAATTCTTCTGGAGTAATGATATTCCTTGCAGGAGATGAACGTTTGATTGCCGAGAATGCAGACTTCTTGATTCATCCTGTTTGGATTGATGCAATGGGTTTGCCGTTTATGCTCACAGGAGAGGACTTGCAATCATTTGCAGATGAAATCAAAGCAGAAGAGAAGAAACTCCTTGACATTTACGTTTCAGTAATAGGAGAGGACAAAAGAGAAGAGGTTGAGCAGTTGATGAAGGACTCAACAAACTTGACCAATGAACAAGCAATCAGACTTGGATTTGCAACAGGTAAACTTTCAGAACAAGGTTCTCAAGTAGAAAACAAAAGGGCTTTCTCATTCAACAACAGAATGGCGGAGCTTGTAATTAAAAATAAAAAACAATCAAATCAATTAGAAATGGCAAATTTCAAAGAAACTCTTGAATCATTCAATTCAAAGATGGATGCTTTCTTAAATAAGGTAGGAGTGACTACTGAAAACAAGGAGGATAATGAGGACCTTGAAACAAAGAACGCATCAGCAGAATTGTCTGAAGGCGGTTCTGTTTACTTTGATGGAGAACTTGCAGAAGGAGTTGCTCTGTTTACGGAT